CCCACTCTCTAGCGTCTTGTAGTCTTTCTAAGTTCTTCTCTGCTCTTAGTCTCATTTTCTTATCTCCTAGTTTCTAGAGTCTGTGTCTCAAACTCTTTATATAAATATAATACAAAAAAACTGGAACTAAAACAAATTCTTTTTAGACTTAATTTGTAATCCGTTTGACAACCTCCGACCCTTATGGTTTATACCACAAGGGTGGTACTTGGAAAAGAGTAGGGTAGGGGAGGGGTGGGTACAAAATCGCTAAAGTAAAAGCAAATACGAGGTTTAGTCGTGCGCACAATTTTTTATGGAAATCGAAGTCATCTCGAATATGCAGGTATAATAAACCTATGGATATAGAGAATTTTAAAAGACAACTGCCTGCCCCAGCCGAGCAGAGCATTGAAGGTGTCACTGAAACTCCTTTACCAGCCTCTGGTGGCCGTCCTACAAAGCTCACCCCACAGGTAATTGATGATATTGTCAAGTGGTTAAAGCTTGGATTCTACCAAGAAGAGGCCGCAGTCATGGCTGGGATATCAAAAACGACTTATTACGACTGGTTGAGGGCTGGAAAAGACGGTGATAATAGGTTTTCGGAGTTTTCGGTCGCAGTAGAGCGTGCAAGAGCCGAAGCAGAGGGCGCACACATCATGAACATCCGTAAGGCGGCTGATAACGGTGTCTGGCAGGCCTCTAGTTGGTTCCTAGAGCGTTCACACCCTAAGAAGTGGGGGAAGAAGAACCCAGACCTTTTAAGCGAGGAATCAGACGACCCTATCGAGTTTGAGATAAAATACGCAGACGGCTAAAAGCTTAGTCTCCCGCCAGATTTTTTATGAAAATCCGCATCATCTGAAATAGGCATCTTAAAAACCACAAAAATTTGCTGGGCTTATCTATTTTCTATAACTTTTCCCCTATAGGTAGGATATATACCCCCTACCCCTCCAAAATAAAAATTTTTCGCCTCCAGGTGGTGTGCAGGGTATAGGGATTAATACTTTGACTCTCCCCCGGGGGGTTTCCTGCTATATGCTAGTAATGAAGTTTTATAGCGAAGCTTTTCTTCAGCTACAAGGTTGTCTGTTTGTGATTCACAATGTATGTGAGTTTGTGCAGTTTATTTACAGACACCTATCCGAGAGTGGAAGACAGGTGCGAGATACAAAGGAGAGAAATAACCAGAGGCTCCATGTCCATACAGAACCTCCGAGTATTTAGACAAAGTTTGGTTGGAAACTTTATCTTCTTCAAGATTAACAGAAATGGTAGATACATACAATTTTATAAAAGTTTGTTTTTATAAAATTGACATAGGACAGATATCTCTCTAGTGTGTTTAATTACAAACAGTTCAAGATACTGGCTCTCAAAATATCTTGTCCGATTAAAACATCTGTGAGCGGTCTAGCCAGCCCGTGGGTCGTCCGGTAAGGGACATCCCTCGGTATATTTAAATTTTGGTTGGGCGGGACCGCACAGGGTTAGCTCTACCAATACAAAAAGTTGGGGGGCAGGGGCAATAAAAAAAAATATTCAAAGTTGGGTGCTACTATAAAAAAATGACTTTAGATTATATACAAAATGGAATGAGATTTAAAGTAAACGGGGAACAGATAACTTACATCAAGAGTAAAAAAATAATCGACACTTGGACTCAGCCAAATCTAAACCCAAAAGTTCTTGAACGATATGTAATCGACAGAATGATTTCTTTAGCTTATCTATACAAAGAGGAACTAATTCGACTATAATAAAACCTATGGTTTTAGATTTAAATGTTAAGATAAATATGTCGGCTCCACTAACCGATATCCTCCCATCACTGGCTATTCTTTCGGGGATAGCCTTATCTAAAAGGAGTTACGCGCTTGAGTGTTAGATGGGAACCAGAAGACGAAACTTACGAGGAATTTAAAAAACGAAGAAGTGATAGTTTTGGAATTTCGGGAATGGGGCAGAAAAAACGAGAAGGCACCGGTAAGAAGAATCTTTCAGAGCTTCGGGAGAAAGCTTTACAAAGAGCTCACTACACATGTGAGTGGCCGGATTGCAATTCTAAAAAATGGCTAGAGATGGCGCATTTAAAAGCAAAGGGTATGGGTGGAGCAAACAGAAACATATCTGATGACCCAATGAATGTTTGCATGCTTTGTAAACATCATCACGACATCTTTGACGGCAGACAACAAGTTGGTTCTCAAAGAGAATATACTGCACTACTCAAAGGATTTCTTGTATTACAATGGAGAATGAAATGAGTAAAGTTTATGAAGAGCTGAAGGAGTTCAATCCTAAAGCAATGATAATTGAAGATTTTGAAGAGGCCTATCTTGGTTTTTCAACTGATGGCAAGGCAATCTATGATTTCTACACAATGTTAGATTTAGTTATTGATGGTATCTATGAAGATGCTCCAGAACAACTAACAGAAGATGAGGCTTATGGCGAAGCCTACGCACATCTTGACTGTAATGTTATTGGCGTTCAAAAAGGTCAACACAGTCCAATCATTATGTATAAAGAAATCTATGACTAACAAGTATGTTCCTAAGTTACCTCCGTTACACGAGGGACAACTCAAAGTAGCTAAATCAGAAGCGCGTTGGAAAATACTATGTGCTGGTAGACGATTTGGTAAAACAAGACTTGGTGTCCAATTATGTATGGAAGTTGCTCTTAGGGGCGGAAGAGCTTGGTGGGTAGCACCTACTTTTTCTATTGCTAGAGTTGGTTGGCGTGATATCGCTGCAAGTGCAAAATCATTTCCTAGAGAAATAGAACCAACAGTATCTTTAGCTAATATGCAAATTGATTTAGCTAACGGAGGCTCTATCGCAGTTCGTTCTGCTGATAATCCACAAAGACTTCGTGGAGAGGGTCTTGACTACTTAGTTATGGACGAGGCTGCATTCGTAAAACCAGAAGTATGGGCAGAAGTTCTCAGACCTACACTTACAGAGCGTAAAGGTTCTGCTTTATTTATTTCAACACCTATTGGTAGAGATAACTGGTTTTTTGATTTATGGGAAAATGCAGACGATGCAGAGAACTGGGAACGATTTAGATTTTCTACTACTGACAATCCTATGATTGACCCCGAAGAAGTAGAGTCTGCTAGAAAAGAAGTCGGCTCTATAGTTTTTGCACAAGAGTACTTAGCAGAGTTCGTTGACGCAGGTCAAGGTATGTTAAAGCCGGAGTGGATGAATTATTATATTATTGCTCCAGACGCAGCAGGTAATCTTAAATGTATTGTTGATGGTTCAGAATACTACTTAGATGCCCTACCTAAATACGGAGTTGTTGATTTAGCTACTACTACAAATAAAGATTCAGATTACACAGTTATAACAAGTTTTGCACAAACGCCAGATAATAAGCTTTTAATAATAGACATGGTACGACAGAAAATGGAAGGTCCAGACATCATACCTGCAATAAAACGAGCAATTCACAAAAATAAGTTACAATATGTAGGTATAGAACGCCAAGGTTTTCAAACCACGATAATCCAGATGGCGCAACGAGCTGGTATTCGAGTTAGAAATCTTAAGACGGATAAAGATAAAGTTACAAGAGCTTTACCCCTAGCTGCAAGAATGGAAGCGGGAGAAGTATTTTTACTAAGAGATACTCACTGGCTACCAGAAGTAGAGAGAGAAATAATGACTTTCCCAGCAGGTGCTCATGATGATATTATCGATACTTTGTCGTATGGTGTTCAACTACTACAAGATAAAAAGAGCTGGAGCGCATATTAATGGCTGAAGATAAGTCAAGATTTTCAAAAGCATTAGACTGGTTGAATGCACCAACTGATGCAAGAGTAAGAAGAGAACAAAAAGGCATTACTGTTAATCAACAGGAATATTCATTTTTAAATCAAGCTGTATACGGTTATAACACCGAATCTGGGTACTTTGACCATAAAAAGATAGCAGAAGTAGGTGACGGCACTGGTAACTCAGCAGTTGTCGCTTGTTTAAATGTTTTAGCAACATCGTTTGCTGAACCAGGATTACTTGTCTCAAAAAGAAACTCCGAAGGAGACTATACAAGAGACATGAATCATCCACTTGCTAGATTGTTTAGAAGACCAAATCCATATATGACACAGCAGTTACTTGCTAACTATATTGTTACATCAATTAATGCAGCAGGTGACGCTTTTATATATAAGAATAGGAACGCGAGAGGTGAAGTTGTCGAGCTAGTACCCCTTATGCCTCATTTAGTAGAAGCTAAAGGTACACAAAACGAATTAATTACACATTACAATTATCAACCGCAGGGTGGACTTCAAGGTCAAGACAATGTAAGAATTGACAAGAAAGATATGTTTCACTTAAGACAATCTGTTGACCCTAATGATATGAGAAGAGGAATGGCTCCTCTTAGGTCAGTTTTACGAGAAATTGCTGGTGATGAAGCAGCTGGACAATATACTGCCGCTTTATTACACAACATGGCTGTTCCCGGAGTAATCCTCTCCCCAAGAGATGATGCTATGGGTGGTCCAACGAGAGACGAAGCTGAAGCTATTGCAGATATGTATAAGCAGAAGTTTGGTGGTAAAAACAGAGGTGCTCCTATGGTTTTATCTGGTGCTATGAATGTTGAAATAGTATCTTTCTCACCAGACCAAATGAAGTTAGCAGAGTTAAGAAGAATACCGGAAGAAAGAGTATCTGCCGTTCTTGGCGTTCCAGCTGTTCTTGCAGGACTTGGTGCCGGTCTTGACTCAGCTACATACAACAATACTAAAGAACTAAGAGAGTTCTTTACGGAGTCAAAAATGGTCCCAATGTGGAGCATGGTTGCGCAAGAAGTGACTCATCAATTGTTACGACCAGAGTTCGGCGGTGATGACAATGAATATTGTGAATTTGATGTTGACAATGTTCGAGCATTAGCTGTTGACAAAGACAATCTCTATAAACGCATGAATACTGCTGTTCAAGGGGGTTGGGTAACAATTGGCGAAGCTAGAAAAGTAGTAGGTCTTGAAGCAGATAACAGACACGATGTTTATCTAAGACCTATGAATATGATTCAAGTCACAGAAGATGGTAGCCCTCTTCTTAATGACAACGAGTCCGAACCTGCAACGGTAAATGACAATGACGATGAGTCTAAAGCAACATTGACTACCACGACATTTCCTCAAGAAACAGAAAGAGAGGAAGAAGTATTAACTACACCTACAAGACTTGACCAGAATAAGGTTGCACTTGATAAAGATGTTTTTGATAATCCAGGAGAAGCTATTGAAAGGTCTAAAGAACTAAGTTGTTCTCTTGGTGTACACAGTCATGAAGTAGATGGCAAAGAAGTCTTTATGCCTTGTAAGACACATGAAGAATATGAAGAAGCTGTCAGTAAACCTAAAAAGTCTAAAGACATTGAGGAATTAAAAGTTTCTTTA